TACGGATGTGATTCTTGGTCATGTTTTGATTCACACTCCTGACATGCGACAGGTTTTCCGTACCACCCTGTCGAGCCACATTTGGTTTTAGGTGTAGTCTCCGATGGTCTGCCAGACCAAGTGAGGTTAGTGCATTCCCCATTTGTTTTGTTGGGGTCTCTCATTGTTTTGTTGATGTCTCTCATTGGGTTCATGACTCACCCCCGTCTTCGATCGAACTCATCTGTTCACATGCAAGTCCCACTTCTTTTAAGTATTGTGGTGGGTTTGATGATTCCCCTGTGGGTCTTGGGATATAAATGTAGGCACCCAATTCCTCCCACTCCTCATCGGTGGTTGGGTCATTAAAGATTTTTTCTGAGTAGATGTCATTGACTTCATGGGTCATTGTTGCCGTCTCCATGTCAGGGTAGGTATAACTATATGTCCACCCATTAACGCCATAAAAGTATGCGTCGATGACAATATTGGCTTTTTGTTTAGTTTTAGCTTTTAGTTTTTTCAGGTTTTTCTTCATGTTAGTGATGTACTTTTTCTCTTGGTTTTTCATGTTTTTCTCCTTAATATCCGTGAATTTCGTATTGTAATTGAGCGTTGTCCTCTTCTTCCATGCACTGCTCGAGGTAGTCGTGACTCATCAAATCAGCAATCTCTGACACGCGGAGACCTTTTAGGTCAGGATATGCCCCATGTTTTTCATAGGTGTTGGCTACGAAATCTGAAAAGACATAGAGGTCATTTAAGAGTTCTGTGATGTGATTCTGCACCCATTTATTGTCTTCAGCTGATGGTTCGTGGAACGTATTTAGGTCGCGTCTTTGTTTAGAAATCCACGCCTTAACTTTTGGTAAGACTTCGAGTTCCATTTTTTTAACGTCGTTTGTAATCAGTTTCATGTGACTCTCCTTGTAGTTTATGTAATTTTTTACTTTACTTTAGTACTATAGACCCAAAGGATAATACATGTCAAGTACTATGTTACTTATTTATGTATTTAGCTCAAAGTTGGAACAGAATGTGGAACATCCCTTTGAAATCAATAGGTTACGCTGTTCCACTTCTTGTTCCACTTTTTAGGCTTGTTCCAAACGTAAGGTTACACAGAATCTGTGGATAAAATTGTGGATAACTTTTGAGGACGAAGGTGGTAAGGTGTTGATTTTACTGGGGGTAGTAGTAGTAGTATATATTTATATTATATTATATATATGATTATTTATTGTGCTGTTCCAATGTTCCAGTGCTTGTTTATAGCGGAAACCTTGGTATGTAAAGTTTTACAGTGCGAAAAAGACCCTCTTGGTCTCCCGAATTCTCAAACCTGACCCCCTATGTAAAAAAGGTGGAACATTGGAACAAACCTTTGAAATCAATGACTTACGTTTTTAAAGTTGGAACAGAAAGTGGAACAGACGCGGAACAAACCTTTGAAATCAATGGCTTACGCACTCACAAGCCCTTTGATACCTGTTCCCTTATAAAAAAAAGGGCAGATTTCTCTGCCCCCCACAAGGTACTCGGTTGGGTTTACGTCTTAACAACGAACCCTGATTCATCTTTTTTTGCACGTCCCTTCGCATACAACGAGACCACAACATTCTCGGGATCTAGATGTCTTATATCAGTCTCATCACCTGAAACGACTTTACGCCCGAGAAACGTTAACGGGATATTTTCGACGTGGTCAAAAACTACTGCTATTCGTTTACCTTCTTTAAATGCACGCTCATTAAATTTTGTGTAAGTTTCAACCCCTGAATAAGAAAATGTTAAATCATAATTTTTTGGAAAGTCTTGAACGCCGTTAACAGATTTTTCCCTGTTGGGTATTTTGGTATAGTCGTAAAATTGTAGGTCGGGAAATTGCTCCATAATATTACGATAGTAAACGCCGTCAAAAACATAACCGACGTTTTCCCAACGGATATCAGAAGTCCCGTTGAGACGAACCAAAGGCGTTAACCCTTTTCGCTCGGCTCGTTTAATAAACTTCGAGACCTCGATGGATAATTGTCTGAAGTACTCCGCCTGATTTGTTAGATAAAGTTTCGTTCTGTTTAATCTCGCTTGTTTCTGCATCACCATTCGACCGCTAGAAACCAAGCAAGCCTCGTGGCAGTTCGCGTTTTTCGCATTGGGGCAAAGGTTAACGCCCGAGGCTGTGTAAGGCGTAAGGTATTGGATGGCTGTCATAAAGCCTTTTTTGTTTCCTTTAATTGTCTTCGCATCTGCATTAATACTCAATAAGTTTGTCATAATTTTTTCCTTGTGTTGTGTTGTGTGTTCTTAATTATAGCTTAACTTTACATATTACTCAATTTAATTGGGGCTTGTTGTCTTCGCACCCTCAAGCCCTTTGATACCTGTTCCCTTGAGAACAAAAAAAACCAGGGTTTCCCCTGGCTCCCCTCGACTACTCCTGATCCTGATCATCCTCCTTGTGATCATAAATAATTTTCCTGATCTGCTCCCAACGATGCCAACCTTTCATCATTTTGAACGAAAGGTCTTTTGCAGACTTTTCATAATGTTTTGAAAGTAACTCGCTACTTGTACCTTCAAGATCATTTAAAAGTCCAACCACGGTCTCCTTACGATGTCCGAAAACATCATGCAGATCGTCCGATACTTGATCAAGTAGTTTAATTTCATTTTTAGTTAGTTTCATAGTTTTTCCTTGTGTGTGAATGAGATTACATTTTAGCAAACTTTACTTATATTTTCAAGTTTTTCAGATCTGAAATCTTGATCCATTCGAGCCATTATCAAGCCCTTTGATACCTGTTCCCTATAAAAAAAAGACGGGGTTTCCCCCGCCTAACCTCCCTTAGTTAATCTAATAAAGTCATAAATGCTTTTGGGTGATACTTGCGAAACCAAGCCAAGCCCTCTTGCATCATGTCATAAAGTTCTAAACGTTCCGCTCCCATGATGGCATCATACATAGCAACTGCCACGGGATCTAGTTCTACACTCTCCCCTGAAAATCTATTCTGTACAACTTCAGGTTTAGCACCAACTGACAACCCTCTAAAACTTTCAGGTATTTTATCCATAATTAAAGCCCTCCTTTATTAATGTAATTTCTGGTGCCAATAGGCCGTTAATTTTTAAGCAGTCTTTGACATCATCTTGTGACATATACTTGATAAGACATATAATCATAAGTTCAGGTGATACTCTACCTTCGTCGACTGCATCCATAAGTTCAGCCCTGTAATCTGTAAAGGCGTGAAACTCTTTTTTAACTTCGAGTAGTTCTGTTGTCATAATGTTATCCTTGTGTGTTTATGAATCTTAACTATAACATGTAAAGTTATAATAAGTAAAGTATTTAATTAGTGTTTATTTGGTCGCTATCATCAAGCCCTTTGATACCTGTTCCCATATAAAAAAAGGGGCTCAAAAGAACCCCTCCAAAACAGTTACGATAACACCTCTTCCTCTGACCTTATTCGTTCTACTCCCTCACCAATCTTGGCCTCGAGATCTAGAAGTGCAGCGTTCAATCCTTTCTTACCTGATGGATATTTAACTCCCGTCAAGTTAGACACGAATAATCTACAGTTCCCCGACGTGTAAGATGTGTTAATCTTCATGCCCATTAATAAAGCTTTAAGACCTTGGCGAACTACTGACATTTGGTATGCCTGTATTTGGTCTGCGGTTGTTAGTACTGTTGTCATAGTTATCTCCTTGTGTGTATGAAGTTTCATTATAACATGTAAAGTTATGTTTGTTATGTTTGATGAATGTTACGTACAGAACCACATGTATGTTAAATAAGTGACGTACACTAGACCCCACCTACCCCCCACCCGCTCATTTTTAGAATTTTTTTTTATTTAGTGTATACATTTTAATATGCTCAAATAACCGAAACATATTACAAATACGCCCCCCTTACTTTACATTTAGCCCCTTGAAAAAAATATTTAGCAAAAAATCTCAAATAATAGGAACGCTTCTCACTACTACATGGTTACTGGGATTCCGCTAGAATTAAGGCATGAACACACTATATACACTCTTTGCTATACTTAACATCTGCTTATATTTAGTACTACTGTATCTTTTCTGCTTGTCGCTTATTATTTTTTAGTTTATACTCCACACCATAGCTGCAAATAATACAAGGTGTAACAGCAAACACAATGAGCAAACTAAAAATACCCACAGTATCTCCTGCGTCAGAAAGCGATCTATATGAACCCGCTGTAGTGATGCCTGCAATTGATCAAGATGTCCCTCACCCGGGAAACAAAAAACCTCCAGAAATGTCAGCGGAGCAAGAACTAGAAGTTAGAACCAATACAATCAAAGCGATTGCAGATATTAATGGTGACGATATAACTCCGTCTAAAGAACATCAGGAACAAGCGAAAGACTTAGCTCGCGAAATGATGACGAACAAGAAACTAAAACCAGAATTTGAACAATACCCAAATGAAACAATGGCTTTCTTAGCCGGACTAGTTGGACAAACTAACTGTATGATTGTTGAGGAACTTGCAGACCTCAAGCTCTTTGTAGTAAACAACTTTGTACAGCTGGTTGCCGTGGCCAAGAATGATAGAGATAAGATAGCGGCCCTTCGGGCAATAGGAGAGATTGATGGTGTCGATGCTTTCAAGAAGAAGACTGAGATTACGCACATTACTAAATCAGGGGAAGAACTCGAGAAAGAGCTCATGGAAACAATCCAGCAGCTCAAAGGATCAGTCATCGAAGGTGAACACCAAATCATAGAAAACGATGATTAGTCAAGAAGACTTAGAGCTACTACAGAAACAAATTCCTAACATGACAGAGAGTCAGCAACGAAAACATCTGACCCTTTTAAAAGAATACAAAAACGATATAGTAAAGACCCAAGGAAAAGAAAACTTCCTGGACTTTATTAAGCACGTCTATCCAGATTATATAGTAGGAGAACATCATGCAAGATTGGCTAAACTATTTGAAGAAATTGCAAACGGAGTTAGAAAACGAGTTATTGTCAATATCGCGCCTCGTCACGGAAAATCGGAGCTTATTTCCTATCTGGCTCCGGCTTGGTTTTTGGGTAAACATCCAGCAAAAAAGGTTATTATGGCATCTCACACAGCTGACCTTGCAGTTAACTTTGGCCGCCGGGTACGTAACCTCGTGGGCTCAGACCAGTATAAAGACATTTTCCCGGACATCAGCTTACAAGCCGACTCTAAGTCTGCTTCTCGTTGGGGGACTAATTATAACGGTGAGTATTTTGCTATTGGTGTTGGAGGTGCTTTAGCTGGGCGTGGCGCAGATTTGTTTATTATCGACGATCCACATTCAGAGCAAGATGCCAAACTAGGTAAGGGCGATGTGTTTCTTCCCGCATGGGAATGGTTTCAATCAGGCCCTCTACAAAGGCTAATGCCTGGAGGTGCAATTGTAGTCGTGATGACTCGGTGGTCTAAACTAGACTTAACGGGACAGATTATAGACCAGATGACCAAGAACGATGAGGTCGATGACTGGGAAGTTGTTGAATTCCCTGCTATTTTAGAAGATAAGAAGGGAAATGAAGTTCCATTATGGCCTGAGTTCTGGTCACTAGAAGAATTAAAAGCAAGACGTGCTGCAATAGACATACGATACTGGAACGCACAGTATATGCAGAACCCAACATCTGAAGAAGGTGCACTAATCAAACGAGAGTGGTGGAACATGTGGCCCGTTGATGATGAGCCGCCTCCATGTGAGTTTATTATAATGACACTTGATGCTGCTCAAGAAGCAAACAACAGGGCTGACTATAATGCATTGACAACATGGGGCGTATTCTTCAATGAAGAAACAAATAATTATGCAATCATATTATTAAATGCTATTAAGGAACGATTAGAATTCCCGGAACTCAAAGAGCTCTGTTTACAGGAATACCAAGAACAAGAACCTGATGCATTTATTGTAGAGAAAAAATCTAATGGCGCAGCACTATATCAAGAGTTTAGACGCATGGGAATACCTTGCTCTGAATTTACACCAGGCAAAGGTCAAGATAAAATCAGTCGTGTTAATGCTGTGTCTGATCTCTTTAGCGGGGGTGTGGTTTGGGCACCCGACAGACGTTGGGCGCATGAGGTTATCGAGGAGTGCAATGATTTTCCGAGTGGAAAGAATGATGATTTGGTCGATGCCACAACTCTAGCGCTTGCTCGCTTCAGACAAGGTGGTTTTATTAGATTGCCAAACGATGAGGAAGAAAGTACAATGGAGTTTAAATCGCGGAAAGGGAAAAAATTCTATGCCGTTTGACCAGAAAGAGTACGCTAAAGAACATTACCGGAAGAATAAAGAAAAAATAAAAGCTCAATCCAAAGCTTATATTAAAAACAACAAAGAAAGAGTAGAAGAGATAAGAGCGGCGTATTACCAGAGACACAAAGAACTCATATATGCTAAAAATAAAAAGCACTACGAGGAAAATAAAGATCATGCAAACGCTATAAGTAAAAAGTACTACAAAGCAAACAAAGAAAAGCATCGTGCCCGAATCAAAGAGTATTATGTTAAAAATAAAGAGAAAGCAATTGCGTGTAAGAAAGCTTGGCGAGAAGCTAATAAAGATAAGATAAGTGTTCATGCAGCAAATAGAAGAGCATTAAAATTTAGAGCAACTATAAGATTGACTGAGCTAGATAAATTTGTGATAGAAGCGGTGTATAATTTAGCTAAACTAAGAACGAAACAAACAGGAATTCAATGGCATGTAGATCACATAGTGCCTTTGACTATAGGGGGGTTACATAAACCCACTAATTTACAGGTAGTTCCAGGAAGCTGGAATTTATCTAAAGGCAACAGAAATTGTGAAGTATATAATAGGATAGTACAAAATGGATATTGATAAGGCTTTATACGAAGCACCAAAAGGATTAGACGAAGAAGCTCAAGAAGTTGAGGCTATTGAGATTATCATAGATGACGAAGTAATAGAAGAGGCTATGGAAGAAAATGAAGAGCGAGAAGGCTTCGATGATAATTTAGCTGAAGAACTAGACGATAAATATCTTGAAGAGTTATCATCAGATCTACTTGAAGGTTTTAATACTGACGTTGATTCTAGAAGAGATTGGCTTAAAACATATGTAGATGGACTAGAACTTCTTGGCTTTGATATGGAAGATAGATCAGAACCTTGGGAAGGCGCTTGTTCAGTTACTCATCCCTTGCTGGCCGAAGCATTAGTTAAATTCCAAGCTGAAACAATGATGGAAACTTTCCCTGCAGCCGGCCCAGTGAAGACTTCTATTATTGGTAGAGAAACGCCTGAATGTATGGAAGCTGCTCAACGAGTTCAAGAGAACATGAACTATCAAATTGTTGACTGCATGCCAGAATATCGCCCAGAGCATGAAAGAATGTTATGGGGATTAGGCTTATCAGGTAATGCATTTAAAAAAGTTTATTATGACCCAGCACTAGAAAGACAGACATCAATCTTTGTTCCCGCTGAAGATATGGTTGTACCTTACGGTGCTTCTAACTTAGAATCAGCAGAGCGTATTACTCATGTGATGCGTAAAACAGAACAAGAACTTCACAACTTACAAGAAATGGGCTTCTATAGAGACGTAGAGTTAGGAGAGCCTACACGTGAGATAGACGAAGTAGAAAAGAAAATAGCCGAGAAATTAGGCTTTGACGCATCTCAAGATGACCGCTACAAGCTTCTAGAAATGAATGTCAACATAGATTTAGAAGGATTTGAAGATAAAGATGGAAGTAGAAAAACAGGAATAGCGCTACCTTATATTGTAACTATAGATAAAGGTACGACTGAGATTTTATCAATTCGACGCAATTATAATCAAGATGACGAAAAGAAACAAAAGCGAGAGCACTTTGTTCATTATGGTTACGTACCAGGATTCGGTTTTTATTGCCTTGGATTGATACATTTAGTTGGCTCATTCGCCAAATCAGGCACAATGTTAT